TCTTGCAAACACTTTATGAAAAAATGGTTCATCAATAGAAAGGTGTAATTGAAATAATTTATCACCTGTTGTAACTTCTAATCTAAATGGCATTCCAGCCATATTATTTGACTCTGCGAAGCTATGTAGTTGTGCGTTTTTTGCTTTAATAAATGCATCAAGTATTTTTTTAATTGGCTTCCTTAGTTTTTTGTTTTCAGCTTGAGCCTGTGTTTGTCTTACTGCCCCTGCAGCAATATCTGCTCCAGACACCACTTTTTTGCCAGCATTAGTGGCTTGTTTCCACGACCCAGCCATTTCTATGGTATAAAGAATACTTCTTGGCGATTGTCTATGCAGTTTTCCACGTCTGCTCTCCACTCTGACTTTGATGATTCCATATTTGCACCGTTAGAACCTACTGGTAAAACATCCATTCTGAAACTAGAATTTAAAATATCTATTGCAGTTAATTTAATACAAGCATCAGCAACATCTAATGGAACTGTTTCATCTCCATAACGATATGTTACTCTGATTCTGTTTTTTCTAATAATTGTGAAAATATAACCTCTTAAAAACAATCTTCCATAAACTGGTTCAAAGTCATACCATTGTGCATCACCCAAAATATCAGTATAGTTTGACCCTGCACCTTCCCAGACTTCTATCCTATCTCCTGCAGCATATGAAAAGTCTCTACAGTTTCTATGTTGTAAAAATACAGGTGTACCCCAACCATAAGTATACAATAATGGTAAATCATGAATTTCTCTTGTTATTTTTTTATCTCTTCCAAAAGTATGTCCAATTCTACGATCTAGTTCTTCTTCCTTTCTGTTGATGATTTTTTCAACTTGAGTTTTATTAGGAGTACTAGTAGCAGTAATGGGGACTCTGAGAAAATCAGCGACATCCTCAACGGTGCAATATGTAACAGCCATATATAGATTAAATTGACTTTGTATTTAAGTTTACTTGAAAACAACGGTAAATTCTGCTGAGCCTGTGACATCAGCGTATATTCCGTCTTCAAAACGCCTGTTTATTCCAACATACGTTCCCTGAGATTCTGCGAAAATAGTAAATTCTGTAGCTCCAGAGCCACTAGTTCCATTTTTAAATATGCATTTGGCTCCACTCCCACCTGTTTTTGTCACATAGACACTAACCACAACGCCATGATCACCTTTTATGGTGGTATCACTGTTGAATGATTTTACAGCATGATTAAGTTCAACCATACATGTGCTATAATCACTTCATATATAAAGATGACCCCCCCATAGTTAACACTAGAGGGGGAAAAGTTGTAAAACGTTGTTAAATCCTCCAACGCCACAAATGTGTAAGTCTCTGACTCTCACTAATTATTGTATGAATCACTTGAATTTAAATATTAAAGAAAAAAAAGAAGGCTTATTTTGGACTCTAGTAGCCTATGACTAGAAACTCGAACACTTTTGATGCACAAGCTGAGCTTGTGTTTGGTGTTTCGGCGAATGCTGCTGTTGCGTTACCACCGACATCATAAAGAAGTATTTTCTCGTTTGCTTTGTCATATACTACTTCTCTTTTAGAATTGGTATATGTTGGTATTACTGCAACTAGTGTAGAGATTCTTCCCTCTTTGAGGTCGGCTGACACTCCGTTGGTTACATAGTTATCAGAAGCACCGAAGGTGACTTTGATACTATACATTCGCAATTTTGATACTAAAGCTGCATTCAGTGAGAGTGTTTTCCTCACGTTAGCGCTTGTCCAATCTGCTGTACTGATTGTAATTGCCATTGTTTTTTTATAAATGTTCACCCTTATAAATATACCGTATTATATAAGTCTTAAATAGGGTTCTAGCTAGTAAAAAAAGTTAATTAGCTTAGCTTAGCTAACTTAACTAACTTATTAAAAAAAAGAAAAAGGGGGGTTTGAATGGTTTGACTAAAGTTTAATATCTCTAATCTTACCTTGAGATTTGAAGTGTCTACAGACAGTTTCACCCATAGTACGATAAACACCTTTTTCAACAAAGGCGTTGTTTACGAATGGATAAGCTGGTGATCTTCGAGTTGCCTCGTAGTATTCTCTTGGATTCCGATTCTTGGATAACCATATCCTTCTGCGTCTGATGTATCTAATGCGAATAATCTTCCGATTTCGCTTGAATCATCTGCGCTACTTGGGGCATCCTTTGATGGGATGAATGGTATTCCGTAAATTGAATCTACGTGAATTCCGACTCCAGTTCCTTTGAATGTTTGAATACCGTTTACATCAACTTGTACTAATTGCTCTCCGTAAGGATTTGGAATCCTGACTGATGGCATATACAAGCCTTGTATCTCGGAATAAACTTCGTGAGAACCTAGGAATACGTTTGGGTCTTTACCTGCTGCAATACGAATCTTTCGTAAGAAAGTTCTTAGTGTATCGTCAGTAAGTACACCGTTGGTACCTATAGTGCCTGAAGCTGAATCAACAGTACAATCAAATGTACTTGATGAATCTCTGTCAATAGTTGCGTTTGCAGCCCATGGATCATAATAACCTGCGTGTGAACCTCCTAATGCAGTCTCTTCAGCGTTTGAGCTGATGATTCTGTCTAGTGATTCAAAGTTAGTGTGACCACTGTTGGCTCCACTTGCATCTGCTGCTTCCTTTTCGACGTCTGCTAAAAGCATTCTGTTTAAGAATTCTTTATGTTGTACTGCCATATACAATCGGAGTGAACCTAATCCTCCCCAAATGTCATCTTTACTGTGAGTACTCAACCATTCCATAACTTCAGATGCACTGAATGGCAACTGAGCTGTTTTTGGTCTGATGTCGATCTCTTGTAAAGTTGGCTTTACAGTTTGTGCAATTTGTCCACCTTCTGCAGTTCCACCTAGTGTGGTGTTACCGTTTGTTGTGTTCAAAGTTGGTTTTGCAGTTATAGCCCTCCAACCAGATTTATCCCAAGGGGTCTTTGGTAAGATACCAAAGGCGTTTGCCTCAAGGTTAAGTTGCGCCCATGCATAAGCACCAAAGATTGCGTTGAAAACGCCTGCTGTGGATGTTACGACTGGAGCATCAGCTTTTCTGATTAAGTTACGGTTTTGACCGTAATAGAGTGCTTCTAATTCGTCGATTGTTCGGATTTGCACCATTAGAACCATGCCTCCTCTTCGGATGGAGTGTAGTATTTGCCACTAAGTATATTCTGTGCAACAACATTTAGTCCGTCAAAACCTTCTGTTCTAGCGTCTTTAAGAACCATATTTAGTTCTCTTTCACCAGATTTTGCGACACTTTCAAGTGCTGCATTTGGTCTTGGGGTCTCAGTTGTGAAGTTAAAGTTCTGCTTCTGAATCTGTCTTGGGGCAGCCTTTTCTTGCATTTTAAGGTTGCTTTCATCATCTTCTGGTGATTTTTCACCATCATTATTTGATCTGTCTGAGTCTAATCCAGTTTGTCTAGAATTAGATTGGTATTCATCAGGAACTGTAACATCTGCACCAATATCTTCTTCATCACTGTCAGCAGGTTTTATGTTTAGCTCGGTTTTATCCTCTGCCTCACCTAAGTTACCAGACTTTTCTAGTGAATCAATACGGTCAGAAATTAATTGCTGTCCGTCAGATAGTGACTTTACATGTTCTGTAAGTGTAGATAAAGTGTTGATTAGAGCCTCGTCAAAAGATTTTTGAGTTTCTTCTGAGGATTCTTCTTTTTCATCGCTTTTATCTTCTTCTTCCTTCTCGTCGTCTTTTAGAATTTGTTCTTCGAGAGTCATGTTATTAAGATTAATTGAAATAATACCTTTATATAGTTTACTGTATTCTATATAAGACCTGATAAACCAGACATTGCTTTGTTGGTTTCATGTTCTTTTGTTCCTTCTGTTTCCTTTTCTGCTGGATGTTTGTCTTTATCTTCATCTTCATCTTCCTCTTTATGATCTTTTACAGGTGTTATTAACCCAGAAGCGTCTGTTGGGTCTAAACTACCCTGTCTATTTATGCCTGAAATGTCATTTCTAACTCCACCCTGTTGATTAACAGTAGTGTCTGCCTTACTTACTTCATTAATTACATACTGATTAAGGTTTGTAACTGCCTGATTTATCTCTGTTATTGAACGATTTACTGTGTTTAAACGCTGTGCATTGGCACCATCCTGATTATACATACTATGATGATCACCACTA